ACTCCCCACCACAAAGACAAAGGCGGATATCCTCGCACTGGCGGCTAGTATAGAATCAGATGTTGTGCTTGGCTGGTTTATCACTGCCGACGCTGACGTTTTAGCAGCAACAGCCGGAAACGTTGCGGAGACTCTCAAGGGGCTTGCATACACTAAATCAAATATCACTTACTCCGGCGATTCTGACAACTATCTGAATTGTGGTTGGGTGGGTGCTTGTTCTCCTGATTTCATCGGCGGGATCAATACTGCCTACTATCCAATTGCAGGAATCACCACCGACACCTTGACAGGTACACAGCTCCAGAACCTTGCGACCAATAATTGCAACCGTTTCGAGACTGTAGGCGGAAAAAACATCATACCCGGCACCACTTCCGGCCTTGAGGGTAACACCGGAGGGATCATGGTAAACGGTCAATTCATCGATTACGTATGGGCTAAACTTTACCTTGAAACAGTGCTGCAGAATGCTCTTTTTGACACACTGGTTGACCAGAAAAAAGTTCCCTTTACACAGTCCGGTCTTGACCTTATTGAATCAGTAATGCGTGGAACTCTCCAAACCGAGGGAGTAAACCGGGGCATAATCGAACCGGATACCATTGATATTACAATGCCGGATCTCGACACATATTCAAGTGTTCTGAAGTCACAGCGTAGCCTTGAATTTGCAGGCGGATCGGCAGACCTTCAGGGAGCTATATCCAAGATTTCAATCACTTACAACTTAGCAGTATAGGGGGCAAAAATGGCAGTATCATTAGGAACTAGAACTTACAGCCCCGGCGAAGTGACCAACATCGTTGGCGGTGTAATTGTAAAAGATTGGATGGAGATCACATGGGCTTACGTCAACCCCCGGTACTCAATGGTTCAGGGTTCAGACGGAGAACTTACCAGAGTCGAGAACGCAGGATGGCAGCTTGTGGAAGGAACCATAACACTTTCCCAGTCCAGTAGCTCCAACATTGGGGTAAACGCCCAGTTTGTAGCGGGTGCCGTTATCCCTCTTCTCGTAAAGGACAACAGCGGCAACTCAATTCACTCCATCCCAGAGATGACTCTTACCGCCCCTGCTGATGGCGGGTACGGCAAAGAAACCAAAGACAGAGAATGGAAGTTCGGCGGCATGATGATTCTTGATGCATAATTAATAACTAAATTAGGGGGCAAACATGAGCGCATGGCCTAAAACAAGAAAGGTGGGAGACCACGAAGTCGAGTTCACAAAGATCAAAAACAGAAAACTTGTCAACATCGTTAATAAGTTAGCTTTCGCCTCGGCGGGAATCGGAGGGGGCGGAAGCGCCCCTTCTACCCCTTCCGGTGATGAGTCTGAAAAGATGAGCGAAACCATGGTGATGTTTTCAACTATGCAGAAAAACGGCGATTATGAAGTGATTCAGGATACATTTTTTGAACACATGATTATTCCCGGTGTTGTCGGAAGCGTACTTGATGACTACGAGAAACTGTTTGATCGTGACGATATTGACCCCATGTATGACATGCAATTGACACTTGCAGCGATGGAGGTTTATATTTCGGGTTTTACCAAGGGAACAGATGGCAAAGCCCTAGAAAACTAAAGACGCCAAACACCCCCGAGGGGGCTGATGATTACCCATGGCTTGTATGGAGTCCGGTATTAAACGGAGCCGGAACACTGAAACAAGTTGACGAAGATTGGGAGGTTGAAGACCTCCTAGAATATGCAGATGTTCAGGCAATCAAGAACTTTATGGAGTCTCAAGGAAATGGCAGCTAGTGTACTCAAGGATCTACTTGTAAGGATACGTACCGAGGTCGACAAGGCACCACTACGGGAAGTGAACCGACAGGTTGAGACTCTATCTAAATCTTTCGTTATGATGGGTGCTGCTGCTGCTGCTGCTTTTGTGGCGGCTACGGCGGCCGGTATTGGCTTTGCAATTAAATTAGGTGCGGAATTCGAGCAAACGAAAGTAGCTTTTGATGTTATGCTGGGCAGTACCGAAAAGTCAAAGGAGCTACTTGAAGACCTCAACAACTTCGCAGCTACCACCCCCTTTGAGATAAAGGGGCTCAGAGAGACCACCAAACGCCTACTTGCTTACAACTTTGCACAAGAGGAAATAATCCCCACCCTCACCACGCTGGGAAACATTGCAGCTGGTGTAGGAACGGAATCACTCCCAAGGCTCACAAGGGCTTTAGGCCAAATCAAGGCCAAAGGGTTCTTGAAGGGGCAAGAGTTGCTTCAGTTGACCGAAACCGGAGTTCCAATAGTCGCAGCACTGGCAAAGGTTACGGGTCACAGCGCCGCACTTATCAACGATAAGACCGCAAAGCTGGGAATCACATTCAACCAGGTTCGAAAGGCTCTTGAAGATATATCAAAGGGCAACTTTGCCGGACTCATGGACAAGCAAAGTAAAACATTTTTCGGAATCTGGAACAATATAAAAGATATCACCACGCAGATATTCGAGAAAGCAGGTTATAAGTCGATCCTTGATGTTTTCTCGCCTCTCCTGAAAATGTTCTTGACATGGCTGGACTTGAATAAAAAGTTTGTCCAGTTGAAAATAGTTAAATATTTAGGCGCAATAGGAAAGGCCGTCAAAGGAATCATTGACTTCACGATTGAGTGGCAGCGGGTACTTAAACCTCTTGCGGCACTCCTTTCTCTTGTCTTTGTCGGAATTCTTATGGGATCAATTGCTAAGCTGATAACACTTTACGGGGCGCTTGCAGCCAAGTCGTTACTGGCATACGCTGCAATGGTTGCTCCATGGATAGCCTTGGCGATTCTACTCGCTGCAGTATATGTTGTCTTAGAAGACATATGGTTGACCTTCACAGATGATGAGGCGCTAACCGTCACAAGGTTACTGCTGAAAGAGTGGAAGGAGAGCTCTTCTGTGTTCGCTGTCCTTCAGACAATATTCAAGGGCGTGGAGATAGTCATTTTTGCAATAGTTGACGGGCTAAGGCTTATAGCTGAGTTGATTTTTTCAATATTTACAGGGGATTGGGAGTTTTTCGATAGACAAATAAAGCTTGCGAGACAGTCAATTCAGGAGCTTTTAAATCTAGCGAAACCCCTCACAGATGTTTTTGCCCCCGTGGGCAAATTCCAAAGGGAGACGGCAACCACCGTTGTTGATTATTGGTCAGATGCGTTCAAGGGCGGCAACTCACCACAAGCCGCAGTTGCTTCTCAGAAAAACACAACCACTACAAATAACAATACCACCCCGATAAACGTTTACGCCACCTTCCCCCCCGGCACTGATTACAACGCCGCTGGGCAGCAGTTGGGCTCAGGGTTGAACCACCAACTTCAGTCAATAAACGGAGGTTCACTCAACTAATGGCAAGCCTTTACGATAGCGTAACCAAAACAGAGCACGTAATAATTGAGACTGATGAGGTGGCAATTGAGGTTGACGCCACCACTTCAGAAGATCACAGCGATACATCCACACTCACCCAGAACCCTATAGAATCGGGCGCTATGGTATCAGACCACGTAATTGATAATCCCATCCCATTGACTCTCGATATTGTTATTAGTGACGATCCCTTGAAACTTCTGGCGGTAGCAGGGAACCTATCAAGGGCATTCACAGACGCAGACAAGCCAAGCCTTGAGGTTTATGATTTTCTTAAACTCTCTAAGCTGGACAGGAAATTGTTCACAATCACCACCACACTTGACATTTATTTCGATATGATTTTAATAGGAATAAGCGTCACCAGAACGGCGTCAACAAGCCGTGGTTTGTTCGCTACCCTTCAGTTTCAAAACATTCGGGTAGTTGAGACAGAGACCACCCAGAAAGAAGGGATTGATGGCGCCACCACGGACTCTAACACAAAAAAGAGTGAGGGGGGCAAAGAGAAGCCCAAAGCGGCAACAGAGGCGCAAGAAAAGCCGGTCAAGAAGAGTTTGGGCTATCAAGCGCTAGAGTCGGTAGATTTAGTTTAGTTTTACACAGGGGGGCTATAAGTGGCAATTTTAATACTACCCACAAACTCAGACACCGCATTTTATAATTACAATATTGACCTTGAGAATATAAACTATTTCTTTGAATTCCAGTGGAACGGGCGCTTCGGGCGCTGGTTGCTGACTATATCTGATGTTGACCAAGTACCGCTGATGGCGGGAATCCCCCTTGAACCGGGGCTTGACCTGCTTGGATTGATGACCTCGGCAGACCTCCCCCCGGGTCTCCTAATGTTGATGCCTGCTGACGGGGTAGACACTGTATGTGGCCGGGATGATCTTGGCGAAAACTTTTACCTTGCTTACGTGGAATCATAATGACCGTACTATTCTTGAGAGACATAAGCCTTGAGATAGGGGTAAAAGGCGAGACCCTGACAGATGTTAAAGACCTGCGGGTTGAGTTCAACCTAGTAAAAACATTGAAGGTTAAGCCGCCCAACTCAGGCCAGATATCCGTATACAACCTTTCGTCTGAGACTCGCACAAACTTTGAACTAAACCAGGCGTTTGGCGATGGAACCTACTGCATTCTCAAATCTGGCTACGGCGGGAAACTCGACACTCTTTTTGAAGGGGACGTGGTGTCCATGACCACTGAGAAACGGGGTGCCGATGTAGTTACAACTTTATTTGTAGGGGATGGGCAACAATCTATTAACGAACTCTTTTCTTTTAAGTCCTATAAGGCCGGTATACCCTCCCGTCAAATAATTGACGATTTTGTCAAAGTGATAAAGGCAGAGGGTGAAACCGTTGCTGCTGGATGGACAAAGAAAATACTTGACAAGGTTACAGGTAAGGAGAACACCCCCACCGTTGCTAATGGTAACGTTATGGACACTCTCAAAAAGATGCTGATAAAGCACAATCTAGGGGTATCGGTACAAAATAACATCCTTGAAATTATCGACAACGCCGAGACCACCGGCGATACCATAGCAAAAATCACCCCTGAAACCGGCCTTCTGGGGTCTCCCAAGTCAGCAGGGAAAGGAGTAGTTAGGCTTAAAACCCTGTTATTTTCAACCAAGTTGATCCCGGGCAGGTGGGTTTACATTGACTCGGAATTTATAGAGGGTGAGTACCGGATTCAAAAGGCCACCTTCACCGGAGACAGCCGGGGTAATAAATTCTTTGCAGATCTTGAGGTGAAATAATGGCAGGCGGCAGAGGCGGTACAGAACAAACCCTTGCGGAGAACATCCTGCAGCTCATAGACAAACAAATAAAAGCGGCTCACGTTTCCCTTCCTGCAAAAATAAACAGTTACGACAGCTCAAAACAGAGGGCAGAAATAGAAATCCTTGTGAAACAGAAAGCCACTTTCGGGGACAAGGTTCTTGAAGCGGCGGTAATTATCCCGGACGTGCCGGTGATTTTTCCGGCAGCAACCACCACCAGTTTTATAACATTCCCGGTGGGAGCAGGAACCCTTGGCGAGGTCTCCTTTTCGGACGTTGCCCTTGATGCCTGGATTGAGTCAGATGGGAAAGCAGCACTCTCTACAAAGTTTGACCGCTCCCATGATTTTTCTGACGCCTATTTTACGCCCGGACTCAGACCCTACAGTCAAAAACTTGACGGTTTTTCTGATTCTGCGGTAGTAATACGGCACGATGGAACCACGGTTGAGGTGGGGGACGGGAAGTTTAAGGTTGAA